GACCCGGATGAAGTTTGTACACATTTGCGGTGCCGAAGAGGCCGGAAGCCTAACGGAGTTTACGCAACTATGGACCATTCACTGGACCAAGCGATCGACGAGTGTTGGCTAGAAAGTCATAACTATTCTGGCCGATGGCGACTGGACTTTGATTTCCATTTGGAGATCAGGCACTGGGGTGTATCGCTAATTCACATTGGGTATCGAGACTCAGAATCAATTCTTGAGATTAACGGCATAAAGACGCGGCAACAACTCCTGTCATTCCTGGGCGCCGTAGACCCGCTCAACAATCGATCAAAGATTAAGTAAATAAAGGTACGCAAGACATGGGAAAGACAAGGAACAACCGCCCATTTGATTTTGTTCACGATATTTACAAGAGCTATGGGCGACTGGTGATTCCATTGGCACGAGGCCGATGGCTGATGCTTACTGAAAAATGGAAGTGGTCCGTCGTTCAGAACGACACATTTCACAACTGCACAGCAACAGGAAAGTTTTAGGAACATCGCCATGATTCAGCACATGCACGTCAACTCTCGCGAATTGTCGGCAGCGTTGAGCCAAACCCACGAAGCAGAGTTTGAGTTCACGGCACAGGGTTGGCGAGTTGAATACGACGACGAAAAGCCTCACCTGCTGGCGGTGGCTCTCTTGTTGAATAGGCAGCCTCCGTGGGCGAAGACAAACGAGCACGGGGAAGGTCCGGGGGATATTTGCTGCCAAAGAGCAACGGGGAAATTTTGCTACGAACATGACCAAGCGAATTGGGTCACGATCAACGGCCAGTGGATCAACCGTGCAAGGGAGTGAATTCAAGTGCAGGGTAACAGTTAATGCACATCACTACCTACTTCAACGAGATTGACCCGTTTGCTTCCCAATGGCTGGGTAACTTATTTCCCCAGTCAGTTATTGATACCCGGAGTATTGTCGATGTCCAGCCAGAAGACCTTTTGGGATTTGAACGCTGTCATTTCTTCGGTGGAATTGGCGGATGGGAATATGCCTTACACCTCGCCGGCTGGCCAGCAGGCAAACCAGTCTGGACAGGAAGTTGTCCATGTCAGCCATATTCCCAAGCCGGGAAGCAAAAGGGCGACGAAGACCCCAGAAATCTTTGGCCAGAGTTTCGACGACTCGTCTCCGAGTGCCGCCCTTCAGTCGTGTTTGGAGAGCAGGTTAGCAGCGCGATTGGCCACGGCTGGCTCGATGGAGTATTCGGAGACCTGGAAGCGGAAGGCTACGCCTGCGGGGCGGTCGTACTGGGAGCACACAGCGTCGGCTCGCCGCACATCCGACAGCGACTCTACTGGGTGGCCGACTCCCAGGGCCAACGATGGAGTCGGAGGTCCACAGATTCCTCGAGGGAGACAGGGTGGAATGGCGCTGAAATCTGCGGTGATCCTGGTCGGTTGGGCTACACCAACGGCAGAGGACCACAGGCGGGGAGACAAGCCACCGAGGCCAACAGACACTGGGGTTCCGTTGTCGCAGATGGCGGTGTTGGCCGGTTGGGCAACGCCAAACGCTCGGGACTGGAAAGCGGAGATTCCACCAGAACAGTGGTTGAGGCAAGGCCAGGGGCAACCATTGTCTCGCCAAGTCCTTGGGACAACTACTCCCTTATCCCCTGCCGAGACGGAAAAACGCGGCGCGTTGAATCCGGCACATTCCCGTTGGCTTATGGGGTTCCCAATCGAGTGGGACGACTCCGCGGCTATGGTAATGCAATCGTCCCGCAAGTCGCGGCGATCTTCATCAGAGCGTTCTTAGAATCAATTACACAATAAATAAAGTTACTACTTCTAGAAAGACATCATGGCAGAATTACAAGAAGACGAGTCAGGCGAGCTGCAAGGTGACGGTGTTTCAATAAAGACACTTTGGGCGGTTGAGATGCTTGGTCGCGGCTGGACGGTCGAATACTTCCAGCCATTTGACAAGCTCAGGTGGAGGTCGCCAGATGGCCAAAGTGGGTCAGAGTTCTATTCGTTCCGGCTTGATGACCCGCCTATTGCCGCTGTGAACATGGCAGAAAAAACTAAGCCGATTCTCATTTGGCCTCGTGTTCCAAGTCAGAAATAACAGTTAATACACAACACTCGGAAATCAGAAAGGAGATCCAGCTAACTGGCTAAAAAGGCCGACATGGACCCGGATAAGTACAAGCAGCATCTCGAAAAGATGCGCGAGTACGAAGCCGAAAAGGTTGCGGTCGGACAAGAGATCGGCCCGCTACCGAAGTGCAAAAATCCAGAATTAAAGCAGGCATGTAAGTATGATCTCAAGATGTTCGCGGAGACGTACACAAGAGGCCTGTTCAAGAATGTTTCCAAGCGATGGGCAACGTTCCACCTGAAGGCCTTCGAGACTCTACAGCAGGCAATCATTGAGGGTGGTCTATTCGCAATAGCCGTTCCTCGCGGGTCTGGCAAGTCGGCCATGATTAAAGCTGCGATTATCTGGGCTGCTGTCTACGGACACTGCCACTTCGCGGTGGTCGTCTGTGCTACCGATCAACTTGCTAAGCTATTTCTGCGGTCGATTAAGACTCAACTGCGCGGCGGACGTGAGCTATACCAAGACTTCCCTGAAGTCTGCTACCCGATTAGATGCTTAGAGAACAAAGCATCTAAAGCCAACGGACAGAAACTAAACGGTGTGCGTACCGCTATCGAGTGGGGCATGGGTCACATCGTCTTGGCTACCATAGAAGGATACAAGTGCAGCGGATTCAAAATTACGACGTCTGGAATTACTGGTGGTGGATTACGTGGCTTGATAGATGGCAAAGAGGATGGCACCGAAGAACGGCCTGACGTTATCGCGGTTGACGACTTTCAGACTCCAGGATCTGCTAAGTCAGTCAATCAAACAGACACACGCCTTTCGATTATCCGTGGGTCGATCCTCGGAATGGCCGGACCTGGAGAGAAGTTCGCGGTATTTGCTGCTGTAACTGTAATCCAGAAGAATGACGGAGCCGACCAACTACTAGCCGATCCGAACTGGCAGCCGATCCGATTCGGAGTACTGGACAAGATGCCCGGTAAACGGGCGATGGAACTTTGGGCCGAGTATCGAGAGATTCAAAAGGAGTCTCTTGCCCAAAAACGCGGTGTTGATCTTGAGAACAATTTTTATCTCAAGAATCAAAAAGAGATGGACTGCGAGTGTACAGCAACATGGCCAGACCGTCTTAATCCTGCGAAGGAAGTAAGCGGCATCCACGCAGCCATGAATCTGTATTACTTGGTCGGGCCTAAAGCGTTCTATGCCGAGTACATGAACAATCCAGAAGGCGACCAGACAGGTAAGAAACCTGCCCTGAGAGCTTCTGATGTCATGGAACGTTTAAGCGGAATCGATCGCGGTATCGTCCCAATCGGAATGGAGAAGCTAACAGCATTCGTTGACGTTCAGAAACGATTGCTGTGGTATGCGGTGATGGCTTGGAATCCGGACAACTTCTCGGGATCTGTGATTGATTACGGATGGTTTCCAGATCAACACAACAGGTCTTTCAATCTCGACGAACTAAGCCTAACGCTTCAGCAGGCGGCGAACGTTCACGAAGAAGAAATCGACGCTGCTGTTACCTGGGGCTTGAATCAGTTCGGGAAAAAAGTCCTTGACCATAAGTGGGCAAGGCAAGACGGATCGACGTTGAGCATCGTTAGATGTCATGCTGACATTAACTATCCTGACTCGCAAATAGCGGTCGGACGGTTCTGTAGGGATTCCAAGTGGTCGGGACTCATGACGCCATCGCGTGGTTACGCGATGAAGTTGGGTCGTTCGTTAATTTCAAGTTGGGCGCCGAAGCCTCACCAGCGACACCCACAACCAGAGAAAAGAAGGTCAAGCGAATGGATGATTACTGGGGTCAAGCAGCACATGCTCAGAGAGTGTCTTTTCCATCCCCATTTTTGGAAAGGAAGGATGAATACCGCATTCAGCTTGCCGCTGAACTCGCCATCATCGATAAGCTTGTACGGGGCGGATCCGCGTCATCACGAGATGTTTGCGGCACATGCAACGAGCCACTATCCGATAGAAGCCGGATCGGGGGAAACGAAATGGGTGGACTGGCTACTTTATCCCGGAGTTGATCGCGATGATCTATGGGACTGTGTTGTCGGTTGTGCTGTTGCCGCGTCAATCGAGGGCTGCGAACTATCCTCTGACACGTCGTACAGTCGTCCGAAAAAAGAGCCGTTTAAAATGCCGGGTATGTAACTCAACAGAAAGAAGGAAGTTAATGGGTTTCTTCGGAATTCTCGGGATCTTGTTTATCGGGTTGAAGTTAGCAAGCGTTATTCACTGGTCTTGGTGGCTGGTGCTGCTTCCCCTGTATGGGCCACTGCTGCTTGCTGGGTCATTAGCCTGTGTCTGTTTTATGCTTGCTGGGTTCGCACAGTTCTGCGAGGAGCAGGCTAGGAAGCGCAAGTGAATATAGACCTGTCAGAACCGCTTGGCGAAAAGGAAATCGTCATCACCGATGGCATGGCGTGGATTCTTTATACAGACCAAGGTCCGTCCGGGCCGTGTGGCCAACTGATGAGCATCACATGCCCTCACACTGTTCTGCGATTGTGGAGCAGCGAGGATGCGATGTTCAAGGAACTGAACGGAAGAGAAATGATGTCACTGTTTCGCCGAGGAGTTAAGCAAACAATCAACTATGGAGTTGTTGGCCAGTTCTCGACGTCAAATGCAAAAATCGTATTTCACCAATAATAGGGAACACCTGGAAACAATCCTGAATCACGTCAGCGTGTTCGTCTACCGCCTCTCACTTCTCCCCGTGTGGCAAAGCACGTCGTTAACTGCGATCTTATTCGTAGCGTTCGTTGCGGTCTTCTATTGCATCACGGTCTCAATGGTCATTGACTAAAGGGGGGCGAATAGCAAAAGACCCGCGAAAGCCATTCCAGATGCCGGGAATGGATAACGGAAAACTAATCTGTTCTCGGTGCGGATGTGGACACTTTATAAAGGTTGTCGACTCTGAGCCGTGGATAGACGGAGTCAAGAAGAGACGAAGACAGTGTAGGAACTGCGGACGTATATACCGCAGTGAGGAAAAATTCGAATGAACCTAGCCCACTCGCTACACGGTAGCAAGTGGGCTTTTTTCGTTTTCCTACAGCTAGGATACTCTAAAAAACCGGTCATATACTTAGCGTCAAAAACAGAAGCTTTGTTTCTGTTGTGGGATATTTACAAGTGGAGGTTGAATCAATGAGCAACATATCAGACTCGATTGAAGCGAACGCACTCAAGCCAGCGTCAATAACTGTTGACGGTCAATCCGTCACTACCCGGAGCGCCGCAGATCAAATCGCGGCTGACAAGTATCTGGCAAGTAAAGCAGTCTCGTCAAATCCGTTTAACTGCATCGGTCTAGCAAAACTAATTCCACCGGGGAGCACATAACTTTGGGCAGTCGAGCTAGGCGCAATCAACGACGTAACGCGGCAACCTCTGCTGCCGGGCAGAACGTCCGCGCCAAGTTCGACGCTGCCCAAACGAATGACGGCAACTCAAAGCATTGGTCGATGGCTGACAATCTGTCTGCCAGAGGGTCAAATAACAAGGGTGTTCGCCAGACTCTCGTCAAGCGGTCGCGGTACGAGGTTGAAAATAACTGCTGGGCTAGCGGTCTTGTTCGCACGATTGCTTACCACACAATCGGAAGCGGTCCACGCTTGCAGATCCTGAGCGATAACGAAGAAGCAAACCAGAGGGTTGAGAAGGCATTCGCATCGTGGGCAAAGCAAGTCGGGTTTGCGGAGAAGACGCTAACAGCTAAAGAGACTGAGGTTCGAGACGGCGAAGTCTTTGCAAGGCTGATTGAAAATAAGTCGGTCTATCCGATCAATCTCGACATTAAGCTACATGAGGCGGACCAGTGTACTAGCCCTCTCGGGACTTTCCTTGATCCGTTTTACGATGATGGTCTTCACTTAGATCGCAATGGCGAGGCCGATCGGTACTTCTTCTTAGACTACCATCCCGGCGACCCGCAATACGTCCCAGTGTTCAGCGGTGAATGGTACATGAAAAAGGACGTCTTGCACTACTTCCGTGCGAGCCGTCCAGGTCAGTTGCGAGGGATTCCAGCACTGACACCAGCTCTGCCGCTGTTTGCAATTCTGCGGCGGTTCACGATGGCAACTCTGCGAAGCGCCGAGTTTATCGCGAGTGTTACCGGGTTCCTTAAAACGCAAACGAATCCTGAGCTTGGGCCAACTCCAAGCGCTCGCGACTTCTATTCGTTTGCGTACGAGTCTGGAATGTTGATGTCCTTGCCGGAAGGCTGGACGGTCGAGCAGTTGACCAACATTCCGTTGACCACGAATTACGAGCAGTTCCTTTCGGCGGTACTGAACGAAATCGCTCGGTGTGTCAACGTTCCTTACAACGTTGCTGCATGTAATTCGAAGGGTCTAAATTACTCGTCCGGTCGAATGGATCACTTGGTTTGGGATCGAGATATCGAGGTCGATCTATCTCGGATCGAGTCGAAATGGTGTGATCCGATCCTGAAGGCCTGGTTGGAAGAAGCCAGCTATATCGACGGACTACTCGACGGACTTGGGCCAGTTGAAGAGATCCAGCATCAATGGTGTTGGGATGCCAGACCGATCATCGACGAAGAGTCGGACGCGAATGCATCAAGCCAGCGGATTAAGACGGGTCAGTCGACACTTCCTCTTGAGTGGCAACGAAGGGGATACGGAGATGTCAACGGACAATTAAGGCTTGGTGCTCAGTCGCTTGGCCTTACGGTTGAGCAGTATCAATCAGTGTTGACGCAAAGCATTTTTGGAGTTGCTCCGCCCGCTGCAACTCCTCCGGCTACGCCAGTTGTTGGAACTCCAGATATCGCGACTCCGCAACAGATCACGCAGTCTGCTGGGGCATTCGTTGACACCAAGCGAAGGGACTTCACAAACAATCTGAAGGCAATCGAGGATGTAACAAAGGCACTGCAAAACGGCGGGTCCAGAACAATGGCAGAGATCAGTTATGAAAGACTTGGGTTGACTCCGACACAGATTGAAAAACTGATTGCAGAAGCTTCTGACGGTGTTGTCAGCCAACAGGAGATAGAACAGGTGGTCAATGAGTAGCCTTGCTTACTTCACGGCTTCGATTGCATTTATTGACTACTCCGGAACTTCTGTAAGCAACTCGCCACCCAAGATTAGTATCGAAGCATACTCCGGTGGCGAGTTGCTGGTCGACGGGTTTGAATACCCTGTTGTGATCGACTTCGAAGGCCTTTCGCTTCGTGAAACAGTTCCTCTGAATGTCGATCACAACACGTCATTGGATTACCTGATTGGTCAAGGAAGTCCAGTATACGCAGACGGTAGGCTAACGATTCCGGGAACCATTACCGGGGATAACGAGCCGACAAAAAAGGTACTGAGGCTTAACGCTGCTGGCTTCAAGTGGCAAGCCTCAATCGGTGCGATCGTCGATGAGAGCACTCTGATTCAGGCAGGTCAGAAAGTAGTGATCAACGGACGAATGTTCGTTGGTCCAATAGTACATGCAACTAAGTCGCGGCTTACACATTGCGCTGTGTTAAGCGAGGGAGCCGACCAAACAAGCGCTGTCACAATCGCCGCCAAACTTGCGGCAAAAGGAAACCGAATGAGTTTTGAGGAATGGGTCGCAAGTTTGGGGTTAGATCCTGCCACACTGCAACCCGCTGCGGTCGAGTTTCTACAGAGTGTTTACCCTGGGGCAACTCCAATGGTTGACGCCGCTGCAGTTACTCCGCCTGAGCAGAAGCCTGCTGCGGTTGCTGCTACTGCTGCCCCAGTTCCTACTTCAGTTACTGCCAGTCTTGCGGCCAGCCTTCAGGCAGTACGTGATGCGGATGCCGCTGAAGTGGTTCGCAAATACAAGATCAACGCGGCATGCGCCAAACATCCGCTTGTCGCAGCTAAAGCCATCAAGGAAGGGTGGTCGCCAGAAAAGGCAGAGCTTGAGGCCTTGAAATTAGATCGGTCCTCTGTGGCTTCGACGTCGTTCAACACTGTCGACATGCAGGCGGACGGGCCTCAAATCCTTGAGGCTGCCTTGTGTGTTGCCCGGAAGATTCCCGGACACGAAAAACAGTTCAGTGATAAGGTCTTGCAAGCTGCCCACACTCACTACCGCCGGGTAGGCCTGCAACAGGTGATCTTGGCAAGCGCCATTCAGAACGGGTATCACCACTCTGAAGGTGGCCGGATTCACAACGGCAACTTGAGGGACGTCCTTTCGTTCGCGATGGAACGTGCTACGCCTCGCGAATTGCGTGCGTCTGCGTTCAGTACTGTCAGCTTGCCGGGGATCTTCGGTAACGTGGCCAACAAAGAGTTGTTGGCCGGGTATATGGAGGAAGATCAGTCATGGCGTGAGGTGATGGCCATTAAGTCTGTCTCAGACTTCAAGACTGTCACAAGTTACCGCATGCTTGACGACATGGAGTATGAGGCCCTTACACCTGCCGGTGAGATCAAACACGGTAAGATTGGCGAAGAGTCTTACACGCGGTCGGTAGATACGTTCGCGAAGATGTTTACATTGTCGCGGAAGTCAATCATCAATGATGATCTCTCGGCGTTCGACGATCTGCGTAACCGTGTTGGTCGAGGTGCTGCGAAGAAGTTGAATCGACTCGCCTGGACTGAATGGTTAGACAACTCAACATTCTTCACGACTGCACGTGGAAACTACATCACGGGGGGCACGACAACACTTCTGACTGACGGCGTTGGTCTTGGGTTGGCTCTTGATGCGTTCGATGCCTTGCGTACGCCGTCAGCGGATGGCAGCAAGGTTCCTGGCGGGCTGGTTGGCGGGTCTCCAACGATCCTATTAACTCCGGGCGGTGGAATCTCGCGAGCCGCCGAGGTGCTGTACACAAACAGCAATCTTGGAAACGGTACTGCGAACGCTGACGCGAACATCCACAGCGGACGTTACAAGCCGGTTAAGTCAGTGTTCCTGAATGATTCTTCGATTTCTGGTTACTCCACCACAGCGTGGTATCTCTTGCGAGATCCTTCTGCGGGTGCTGCGGTTGTTGTCAGTTTCCTGGATGGTGTCGAGACTCCTACAGTCGAGTCAGCGGAAGCAGACTTCAATACTCTCGGAATCCAATTCCGTGGTTACCATGACTTCGGTGTTGACAAGGCTGAATACCTCGCGGGCGTGAAGTCCAAAGGCGCTGCGTAGTCTTAGTTTGTGACCATGCCCGGTAGCATGTGCTGCCGGGCTTTTCATCTCAATAATTCAGAAGGTTTAAAAATATGGCGCAAACTCCCGCTACGCGGTATTCAGATCGCGGAAGCCAGATCGATTACACTCCAGCATCTGCCGTTACTGGCGGTGATGTTGTTGTTGTGGGGCCTCTTGTCTGCGTTGCAACAGAAGACATCGCAGCGTCAACACCGGGAAGCCTTGCAACTGACGGTGTGTTCAAGTTCCCGAAAAACTCGGATGTGTTTACCGCAGGACAGGCGGTTTACTGGGACACAAACGGAACTCCAGTAACCGGCACTGCTTCCTCCGGTGCTGCTGGCATCACTCCTGGAATTGGTAGACTAGCAGGAACTGCGATTGCGTCTGCTGCAACTGGTGACAGTTATGTAGCGGTTGCGTTGAATGTGTTTCCTCTGAACACGATTATCAACGTTCAGGGCGCTCCAACGTCCAAGACGGTTGCCAACACGATGACGGCTGCCGAACTGATGACGGGGCTAATTACTGCCACGCCAACAGCAACAGGTGCCACAGCAGCGTATACGCTGCCTACTGGCGCTCTGCTCGACGCTGCCGCGACGTTTGCCGTTGATGACTCGTTTGACTGGGTGCTGATCAACAGCGCTTTGGCTGCTGCTGATACGATCACGGTCACGGCTGCGACTGGTCATACAATCGTGGGCGGTGCTGTCGTTCAGTCTCTGCATGCTACAACCGGTGCGTTGTACGGTTACTCCGCACAGTTCAGAACGCGAAAGACTGCAGCCGATACGTTCGTCACTTATCGAATTGGCTAGTAGTTCAGTCCCTTTGACAGAATAGAAAGGGAACATCCTGGAACTGTTAGCACAAATCGATATGGGTCCGGTGTCAATCCCGAGTCTGATTGCCGCGCTGAGCGGTGGCGGGTTCGCTCTGTGGTACGGGTGGTACACGACTTCTGTGGTCATCCCGAAAATTGTTGACGACTTTCGAGATGAAATGAAAACGGAACGAGCGTTCCACGCTGCACAGATCGACAAACTGATTGAGCATAACGAGCAATCAGCACAGCTAGCGAAGTAAACACAGCTGCGGCCTGTCGACCCTGATGATTCAGGATAATTGACAGTGCGCGCAGCTTTTGCCGGGTTAGCTCAATTGGTAGAGCGTTGGCTTGTATCCAGAGGTTGGGGGTTCGACTCCCCTGCTCGGCTTTAAAAGGGGGACAGATGAAAGTTCTTATTGCTGTCTTGATGTTTCTTGCCTGCTGCGGAAGCGTTCGGGCTGATTACTCTGACTCCGTCTTGGAAGTCAGATTCTTCGGTCAGATCTGCAGTCAGAATAGATGCCAGATTGGTCAGATTCAGGGATCTTGCGTTGCTGTTGGTGAAGTTGATGACGGCCCTGTTTTGGCTACTGTATGGCATGGGGCAAAGGTAGTTTGGCCAAACCCTTCGGTTGACGCAACTACTAACGGTGTGCCAACGCGGCAAGGGCATCTGTGCCAAGTGTTTCTCGGTGGCCAGCGATATGAGGCAAGGCTCTTGACGTGGAACGAGCCTGCCGACGTGGCTTTAATTGTTGCTAGCTTTCCCGCGAACGCTGTACCACTTGTCGAGCTTGACGAGAGACCAGAGACCACGACAGCAGAAATGATCGGGTTCCCTGGCGGTCAGTTCAAAAGGGTTCGCTCCAGAATCACAAGACGGTTTTTCGATTCACGTCGAAGATGCGACGAATTGACGTTTGGGAATGGAACTCAGGCAGGGCAGTCTGGCGGTGGTGTATTCACGGGAAAAGGCCTTGCCGGAATTGTTCACACGACAATCAACAGTGAGTGTTATTCAACTCCCGGCGACTTCATTGCGGGCATGTGCCGACACTGTCGAGTGAGAGTCAAGTGCAGGATTAGAGGAAGCGTTGTACCTGCTCCAGTCCCGCCGCCCCCAATAGACACTGCTCCACCAGTTCCACAGCAACCACAGGCAAGTGAGCCGGGGCCAGCAGGTCCGCAAGGTGTTCCAGGACCAGCAGGTCCGAAGGGCGACACTGGCGAACAAGGGCCAGCAGGAAAAGACGCTGATCAATCGTTGATCCTTTCGTTGACAAAGAGGATAGCAATCCTTGAATCAAGAGGAATCACGGTTCAGTTGATAGACGACATGGGCAATACCGTTGAGGAACGGACGTACGCTCCAGGTAATCCCATCAAATTACAGTTCAACCCAGTCAAGTAAGAAAGAGGAACGAATGCCAATTCAGATCGGTGAAACAATGTCTGAGCTTCTCGCAACTCACGCTGCAAAGGGCGCTCAGCGAGGCTCTGACGGAATGGACTTCATCACCGAGGCGATGCGTCAGCAGCATCTGCGAACAGCCAACTTGGCTGATGCGATGGCTGCTCAGACTCTGCGGATTGATCCACTGAGTACACAAGTCCTGCAGGCACGCGCTGCGGCTGATCAGCCCGGTGCTACTAAGTGATAGCAGGGGTTGAAGACTTCGAGGAAGATCCGACCGAGGGCTTTCTAAAACTTCGGTCGGCCTTCCTTGTTGGGAGTAATGATGACTGGTTCAAAGCCTTTCAATCTGGCGGAATTGTGGGCGAAGATAGCGCTGGCTCGTCAGTCGATAATGGTCGAGGATCAGGCGAAGTTACTCAACCGTAGTCACGCTGTGGCCAATGCACACGATGCCAAGTATCTCGGGACAACGTACAATCTACCTGAGGAGCCTGTGATACACTTCGGGGACAACAATAATTTGGGCGCCCCGCAAGTTCAGCATCCAGCGAAATCGGGAACAAGCCCACTGTTAGCCGGGCTTATTGGTGCGGGACTGTTAGCCAGCGGAATAGGGATTCCTGCCGCTGGCTACTTCATCGCAAAAGCCATTAACGGTATCAAGCCTGCTCAATCTCAAACCGTCATCAATCCAACAATGCCCGGTGACGGGAACACAAAATATCAACTAAGGTTGCTTCCTTGAATTACGTTTTCTGCTTGTGTGTTATTGCTGGTCTCTGCTTCTCGGTGATCCTGTCAGGTTGTGCTTGCAGTGCTTCCTGCAAGTGTTCGCACCATTGCAACTGCCGAAAGTAAGGTGAATGACTCCCGAAAAGATCGCAGAATATCGAGCCATAATCGCAGGCAACCAAGAGCTGACTGCACTAGCTAACGCCGGGAATGATGCCGAACTATCTTCCAAGTTGTCTGAACTCTTGCCAGTCGTTCCAAAGCCGGGAACGTTCCTTGGCGAACGAGGCGTTTACAACCTGCTTGGCGTCGAGGCTGGAGAAGCGTTCCTGCTGACTGTCGAGGGGATCGCAGCGTCTAACAGTCCACTAAAGGGAATCTTCCAACGTGTTGACAGATGGCTGAAAGATCAGATCGGCTTAGACGTTGGCAGTTCAAAAACTCAAGAGATGCTGTTGAGCTCGGGGCAGACATTCAGCGCTGAGTCAGTTGCGAAAATCATCGCGTTTGGATCTCAGAAGCAGGTTGTTAGCGTCGGTGATATCGGGGAGATTCTTGCGGCAGACCGAATTAACGGAAAGTTACCGGGGGCTGAATGACAACGCAAACTTGGCTTTACGGAACAACCGACACAGTATTGTCAACAGAGTTAAATAGCCTCGGGAGTACGGGCCTTGCAGTCACTGCTGCGGCGTACACTCCAACAACTCTTAACTATCCGTTTGCGGACGTCGAGTTAAACCTACCGACAATGACGGCGCCGACAGCGAACACTGTTGTCAATGTCTGGTTCCTTCCGTCAATCGGTGGAACGAACTACGAAAGCACGTCGGCGGTACCAAACAGAGACCCTGACGTGTTCTTTACGCTTGGTGCTGTGACTTCACAGCTGACAGTGAAGATGTGCCGACTGCCTCCAGGGTCGTTCAAAGTGATGTTGAAAAACGACACGATTGGACAAGCTTACGCCAGTTCCGGGAACACGCTAAAAATCAAACCAAAGACGTACCAGTTCGGTTGAACCATGCACACTGGCAAGTACTCCAATGACATTTGGGAAGTGCAGTACCCGAGATTGTGGGAAGGTTGCGTCGGTGCCTGGGCGCCGCTGATTGGTCCAACTGGTTTAACTCTTCGAGACTGGTCAAGAAGCAATCACGGCACGATAACCAACACGACGTCTGCGGCCTGCTGGTCAAGTAATGGCGGAAAATATAGCCTCTCGTTAGATGGCACAAACGACTATGCTGCCGTAGGGTCTGCTGCATCAATAAACGTCTCCGGGCCAATGTCGTTTTCGTGCTGGTTCAAGACGACGAATTACACGCAAAGCCAAGCATTCATTGCGTCCAGTCTGAACGGTGGTCAGGCTAATTACGCAGTCACTTTTGGTTTCACAGACAACAAATTCGAGCTGTGGAACAACGCCAGCGGGCCTTCCATTACATCGACTGCGTCAATTTCCGATTCTGGCTGGCATCATTACACGTGCGTTCGGTCAGGTGTTATTGGCTCTTGGAACTTGTCCCTGTATATCGACGGGGCGTTAGACAAGACGGCATCTTCTGGGTTTGATCCAAGTGCTGGTGTCTACCCGGTGTCTATTGGTCGATTCGGTGGCTTCGGCGGGTACTACGCATTGGGCCTGCTGGACGACATGCGATTGTACAATAGACCATTGCTTCCGTCTGAAGTAAGGCTGTTGTCGACACGTCGCGGGGTGGCTTACGAAGTTGCTGAAGTAACTCCGTTCTATTACGCCAGTGCGGGCGGTTCTGTCAAGGTTCCTTTTCACTTACTTTTCTCAGGAGCGATGTAACTTGGCGACGCGTGGCATTGCTCATACTGTTCAGTTTGTAGCATGGGACTCGGGAACTAACGCAGGTAAAACCGGCGACGGTGCAAACTTTACTTTGCGTTGGGTGAAGGACGGAACATCCGCCGCACTGACGACAACAACAGTTACTGAGATCGACTCAACCAACTGCCCTGGTTTGTACAAAGTCGGGATCTCCTCAACAGAGTCCGACTGTAACATCGGGACGCTTGCCGGGAAAAGTTCAACGTCTGGCGTTTCTGTTGTTCCTGTTACGATTCAATTCGAAAGGCTTCCAGATGCTGCGCCAACTGCTGCCGGAGGTGTCAGGGACACCTACAGAATCGGCGGAACAACTCAGACAGGGCTTGACCTTGGAGTCAACTGGACAGCAGCAAGAGCTGCAAAAGTTGATTACCTTGACGCTGCGGTAACCAGTATTCCAGGGGTATCTGCCATTGCCGATGCCGTTTGGGATGAACCAGTAGCAGGGCATTCAACATCCGGATCTACTGGGGCTTCTCTGTCTGCTTCCGGTGATCCGTGGTCGACAACAGTTCCAGCGTCTTATGGGGAAGGTACCGCCGGGTATCGCTTCGGCCAGTTTGCAACATCAACGGCTATTGCTGCTGCATTGTCAAGCGTTGGGACCGTCGAGCTTATCGGACCAATGCTGTCAGGCGCTGCTCATAAGATTGTTAGAGGGTCTGCCTACCTGTATTCGATCGAGACGGCTCCATACGTCTTAGTGGCCAAGGCTACTTACGATCTGACTGGAGCGACGGCAGAATTCAGGATGAAGCTTGACAGGCAATCGGCAGTTGTCGTTTCGGCAACGATCGTAAGCCATGACGCTTCGTACTGGAAGGTATACGCAAACCTAACGGCAAGCAATACGGACGATATGACGCCGGGCGTTGGTCATGATCAGTTTTGGGTTACGCTGTCCGGTGGTGCTGTTGTCTGCCTCTCTCAGAACTACCTTGAAGTCATTGCAGGAATCAACGTTTCTTGAGCTTCTTTTCCGATCAGATTGCACTTGGTTTAACGGACATTCTTGACGCTGCTGGCCAGTCGGTTACGTATTACCGTGGTGACGATTCAATCACGGTAACTGCAGTTCCAGGAGACGGTCAGCGTCGAGGCCTTCAAACCGAAGTCGTGAGAATCAACAGTCAGCGAGACTGGTTGATTCTTGTTGAGGCATTGACGTTCGGCGTACCCCTCAGGGGTGATCAAATTGTTTACAACGGCGTAACGTGGGAAGTACTTCCGCAAGACGGAGAAGATTGCTACCGGGCGGTAGGGTTTGTCCAATATCGGATACATACAAAGGTGATTGCTATTGAGTGAACCACGATTGCCGGATCTCTCAAAAGAGGTTGCCAACTATCTGACGGACAGGTTTGGAACCTACTTTACCGCGAAGCACAATAGCAACGTTGTCTACCCTCAGATCAGCCAATTAAAAGAGCTTCAATGTGATGTCTGGCCGTCTGGCTTGGCGCTACAGCAGAAGACACGAGCAGGTCTATCGAGAGTCTGGACAATTAACATCGCATTACAACAGCGTGCAGCATCTCAAGAAGTGGTCGACATCCTCACCAATCTGGCAGATGACGTTCTAACTGACCTGTTGCTGAAGCGGTGGTTAAACGGATCTGTTTACAGCTCTGACGGATCGTTTGCCGGTACTGATGTTTTCGATCGAATTGTTAGATACGAAGAGAACGTCTTTCAGTCCGTGATGGAAATCAACTTCCAGAAGATCAACTAAATGGCTGGCTTCGGCAACGCTAAATTAGTCGACGTAAAGAATCTATTCTTCGATCGTCAAAAGATCTCCAAGGCGGTCGGTAAGGCAAAACTCAGATTCCTGTCAAAAGCTGGTGCGTTCGTGATGACGGCTGCACGCCGATCGATACGGAAATCGAAGAAGCCAAGTAAGCCGGGACGTCAACCACATGGCCACAACGATCAGCTATTAAAGAAGAATATCTTCTTCGGAATCGATAAGTCTATTTCGAATCCTGACTGCTTGGCTGGTCCTGTGGCTCTTAATTCCGTTTCGTTCACGAAGGACGGCACGCCAGTGCGTGGCAAGGTTCCTTCGGTTCTTGAGAAGGGCGGGGAACTGTGGATTCTGGAAGTCTTCAAGTGGGGCAAGTGGTCGCGCGCTGACCTTCGAAGCAAACGAAGGCTTTCGGGTCTTCCAATTCGATATCGCAGAGTAGCAATCGAGGCAAGGCCGTTCATGAGGCCTGCACTTGATATTAGTCGTCCAAAGTTTTCTTCAATGTGGCTGGGACTCCTTAAGAAAGGATGATGCTTTTTAGTGGCAGGTGAATCTTATTTGGGCGGTGAGGCGAAGTTCTACTACAACTCCGCAACACAAGCCAGCCCGACATGGGTGTTGATTGATAATTGCCAAGATCTCGACATGCCGGACAGCAGGACGGCTGTTGCTGTGCAGACTCGCGGGAACTGGCCATACGTCAAGAATCTTTCCGGTGCTCGGACCACTTCTATTACGTGGTCCAGTATCCAAAAGCAAGAGACGACAGACGCGGTTTTGACTGCTCTGATTGCAGCGTACGACGCTGGAACCGTGATCGAATTTGCGATTGCCGATCAAGCCATCGCGACGGTCGGTTGCAAGTACCGCCGGGTCATTACTCAGATTGTTAAGTGTGATCAGTCTGAACCGTTAGACGGTGTTGTGACAATCTCTTTTGAGGCTGTTCCGACAATCAATGACGGTGGCGTCAATCCGTCTCGTAACACTGCATCCTAGTACGGGGAGAATTCTTGAAGTACTTTAGTGATTCCACAGGAACAAAGTGGAGTCTTGATATCAATGTCGGGTCCGTCGAAAAGGTCAAGTCAGCCTGTGGGGTTGAATTGACCAAGTTGTTCAGCAATGAACTTGAACTGTTGACGGAGCTATTCGACAACCCGTCAACTCTTGCCGAAGTCCTTTGGGTGCTCTGTGAGACTCCAGGAACAACAAAGGAAAGCTTCAAGTCTGCCCTGAAAGGTGACAGCCTCGGACTTGCTGCGAACGCTCTGGTCGACGACGTGATTGATTTTTTCCCAAACCCGCGCAGACGGGAACTCTGTCGGGCGACTGTGCGGAAACTCTGGGAGACCGTGGAACAGGAACAAGCGAAGGCAGAGAGTCAGTTGAACAGTCTCAACTCGACATTGTTGAACTCTGCTGGAAGCTTGGGGGTGTCGTCCGACTAGACCCGCGTCCCTTCACGCTTCGCTCGTTAATCCTAATGAGCGAAGCGGTTCAAGTGGACGAATGGAACAGGACGGCACTTCTAGCCGTACTTTTGGCAAACCCTAATCGGGACACTAAGAAACGGCCTAGGCCTTATGGCGTTTCTGACTTCCATCCGTACGCAAAGCGGACGAAACGACAGACACGAACCGCAAGCTTTTTCTTTGACCGTCTGGCTTCTCTGGACGGTGTTCAACCCTCAACCGTAACGGAAAGCGCCAATGGCTAGTAGCGGTGATATCAAGGCTGGCGGCGCTTCCGTGCGGATCAGCGTTGACGAGGCCCCTCTCGTTCAGGGGCTGAAGAACGCAGAGGCGAGACTAAAGGCGTTTGGCCAGTCTGCTGCAATGCTCGGTGCCAAGCTGGGGGCAATCGGCCTAAGCCTTGGCGCCGGGCTTGTCGGTGCTGCAAAGCAGTTTGCTGATACTGGTGGCATGCTGGATGACTTATCACAGCGTACCGGCGACACGGTAGAAAACCTGTCAGCCATCGGGTACGCGGCAAAGCAAAGCGGGTCGGGCCTAGGGGAACTTGAAGGCGGTTTGTCGAAGATGTCTGGTGTGATCGCGGGAGCGATCGCAGGAGAAAAGGCGTCAATCAAACTGCTGAACGACCTGGGCTTGTCTGCTGGCAAGTTGAAGGGCAAGCTGCCGACAGAGCAACTTGAAATCTTTGCCGACAAGATCTCTCAGGTCACGGATACCGACACTAAAAACGACATGGTCAAGGCTATCTTCGGAAAGTCTGGGACCATGCTAATTCCTCTCTTGAATGAGGGGTCCGCCGGTATCGAGAAACTGAAAGCTAGGGCCAAGGAACTTGGTCTTGTGATGTCTTCTGAGGATGCTGCTGGGGCTGCTGCTTTCGGTGATGCACTCGACAACCTTTACGATTCCCTTGGTGGTGTTGTTTCGAAGATCGGCGGTGCGGTTGCTCCGATCCTAACAAGCCTTGCAGATCAGATTACGAACGTGGTTGCTTCGGTCTCCAAGTTCGTCAGTGAAAACAAGAGACTTGTTATCGGTGTCGGAATCGGCGCTACCGGGCTGATTGCTTTGGGTGCTGCCATTAGTGGAATTGGGCTTGTTAGCTATGTTGCTGGTGCTGCCGTTGGTGTGCTGTCCGGTGCTATCGGCGTTGGCTACGCCATCGCATGCGGAGTAGCTACTACGGCAACGGCGATCTATAACGCTGGCGTTGTTGCAATGGCGGTCGTGTCAAACATTAGCGCCATTGCTACCGGACTTCTGACAAGTGCTATGGCAACACTTGGCGCAACCGTAGCGGTACTTACTTCGCCGCTGACGCTGTCAGTTGCTGCTATTGCTGCTGTCGGCGCTGCTGCGATCCATGCGATGGGTGGCTTTACCGCATTCGGTCAGGCAATGCGATCTTCTCTTGCTGGTGCGTCTGCTCTGTTCTCAGGGCTTGCTGCAACAGCCAAGGAGACTTTCGGCGGTATCGCGGATGCGGTGGCATCCGGAAACATCCAGGGAGCCATCGACATTCTGTGGGCTGGCGTCAAGGTGGCTTGGCAACAGGGTGCCGACGCAGTCAAAGCTACCTGGGATGCTGCGATGATCTACGTTCGCGGTGCTCTTGACTCAACTGTCAACGGCCTTGGCGGAATCTGGGCGGGATTCCAAACGGCATTTACGATCGGCATAACAACGATCGAGGGGGCTTTTGATACCGCCGTGTCATATATCAAAGGGGCGTGGGCCTCCGGCATGGCTATCCTCAGTGCCGGGCTTGATAAGTTCATCACGTTCTCGACGAAATCCCTAGCCGAAATCGGATTCAAGGCTAGGGAACTAAAGGTAGCCATCTCGCCAATCTTCGGCAAGGCTGCTGCTTACGAGAACATTAATAACGATCGCCAAAAGCTTGCTAAGAAGCTTGAGGACGAAGCGGCAAAGCGGGCCAAAGACCGACAAACCGGAATCGATACAGCATTCGATTCAAAGGGCCTAGAGAAACGATCGCAACTTCGCAATAACCGGGTGGCTGCCTCCGGTGATACCAGAGCTGCGGATGCTGAATTTCGTAAGCGGCAAGAAGAACGACAAAAGGAACTTGAAGGACTCGGCAAGTCTTCTGAAAAGCTGGCACAACTCAAGGAAGAACTAGCAGGATTAGTTGCCAAGGCTTCCGAATCAACCTTGCCACCGGGTGACAAAATCAAGGAAGGCCAGAAGGCAGCTGATGAAGCCAGCAAGGTTGCTGCCGAAATGAAGT